AGATTTTCTAGAGAAATTATATGAAGTGAATACCTTCCAGGAGCTCTATGATGTATATTTGCAAACTTTGGAATGATACACTTGGACAGATTGAGAGCTCTATATATATATATATATATTTAATATTTGCACTTTTGCCTATTTTTTTACTTTTTGCAGAAAACTGGGAATCAATCTGCCAATGTGTATCAGGATTATTTAACTAACTGAAAATCAGTAACTTTTTTAGGTACACTTTAAGCGATATAATATGAATAATAAACTAATAAGTATCTTTAAGAATGTGAGAGATGTTTCTAATCCTTTTAATATGCCTATCTCATATGCCTTAAATAGGATAAAAGATGGGAATTCTAAGGAGATAGTGGAGCAGATCAGATCACTTAAAGATAAAACACAATTAAATGAACTAAAGAAACAGCTTCCAGGCGTTTGTTTTAATGGCACATTTAAGCACAGGAGCTCCAATGGACTGCTGGAGAGATCAGGATTCATGATAATTGATTTTGATGATGTAGACAAAGCTCATGAATATAAGCAGCATTTAATCAAAGATCCATATATATACTCAGCCTGGATATCTCCTTCAGGAATGGGAGTAAAAGTATTGGTAAAAATAGAGTCTTCTGAAACTCACAAGGGCTATTTTGAAGCTTTAAGAGAGCATTTCAATTCTCCTTACTGGGATGATTCTGGAAGTAATATAGATAGATTCTGTTTTGAGAGCTATGATCCTGACATTTATATCAATGAGAAAGCTCAGATCTGGACTAAGCATGAAGCTCCAGAGATAGATGATATAGGATCTGAAGTAGTATATCTTCCAGTGAAGTCTGATAATAGAATTATAGATAATCTTCTCACCTGGTGGAGCAAAAAATATGGAATGATACCAGGGCAGAAGAATAATAATATCTATAAGCTGGCAGCTTCATTAAATAATTTCGGAATATCAAAGCAGGAAGCTGAGGCTGTATGCCTTAAATTTGATGAAGGAGGAAAGGATAAAGAGATCATAAAGATAGTAGCTTCAGCTTATAAGAATATCTCTGATCATGGAACTAGATTTTTTGAGGATACCATAGCAAGGACTAAAATAGAGAAGCACATAAGATCAGGTAAAACTGTGAAGGAGATAAGCTCACAATTTTCAGACTTTAGCACTGATGAGATAGAGAAGTCAGTAGAAGGAATAAAAGAAACTATTTCTATAGATGAATTCTGGACATATGACAAAGCTGGAAGGATTAAGCTCTCAGTCCATAAGTTTAAATTCTGGCTACAGCAGAATAATTTTTTCAAGTACTTTCCTACAGATTCTGAGACATATACCTTCATCAGGATAGACAGGAATCTAATAGAAGAAACAAATAAGGACAGGATAAAGGACTTCACTCTATCAGCTATCATGAATAGGCCAGAAGTAGGATTCATGCCATATGATATGCTGGCTGGAAGCACTAAGATCTTTGCTCCAGAATTTCTGAACATGATAGATAGTGCAAACATTGAGATGATGCAGGATACTGCTACTGAGTGCTATCTCTACTATCGAAACTGTGCCATAAGAATCACTGAGGATAAAGTAGAGCAGCTAGATTATTTAGATATGCCTGGATACGTTTGGAAGAAACAAATAATAGATAGAGATTACATTCCTTCAGATCATCACGTCTCAGAATACAGGAGATTCATCTGGCTTATAGCTGGCCAGAATCATGAGAAGTATGAGAGCTTTAAGTCAGTGATAGGATATCTTATTCATTCCTATAAAACATCAGCCAGAAATAGAGCTATAATTTTAAATGATGAGACTATATCTGAGAATCCTAATGGAGGATCTGGCAAAGGTTTATTCTGTTCAGCTCTCTCTAAGCTTAAAAAAGTGAGCTCCATTGATGGGAAAACATTTGAATTTACTAAGAGCTTCCCCTATCAGACTGTGAGCACTGATACTCAGCTTCTAATCTTTGATGATGTAAAGAAAAATTTTGCATTTGAGAGCTTATTTTCTCTGATCACTGAAGGAATTACTCTAGAATACAAAGGACAGGGAGCTATTAAGCTACCAGTACAGAAATCTCCTAAGATCGTAATCACTACTAACTATACTCTGGGAGGAGTAGGAGGATCTCATGAGAGAAGGAAGTTTGAAGTAGAGCTATCAGATTATTTCAGCCATATGCATACTCCTCTAGATGAATTCGGACATATGCTCTTTGAGGATTGGAATGAGGATGAGTGGAGAGCATTCGATACCTATATGATATCCTGCTGCCAGTTCTACCTTAAGAATGGATTAGTAAAGCATGACTTCAATAATCTGGAAGTAAGGAAGTTTATAAAAGAGACCAGCTATGAATTCTATGAGTGGAGTGAAGATGGGAATATACCTAAAGATATCAGGCTTTATAAAGATGAGCTTTATGATAATCTCATAGCTGATTATTCTGATCTATCAAAGTGGCTAACTAAGAAGAGATTCACTCAGTGGCTGAATGCTTATGGCATCTACAAAGGAATGAAGATCCTGGAAGGGAAAACAGTTAACAGGAGATGGATAGAATATGGGGAAGCTGTGCACGATGTATGGGATGATATGTCACCAAAGGAAGAAATTTTTTAACACATATACAATGAAAACAACTGAAGAAATACTGGATCAGATGCTAGAGACATTCCAGGAGACTAAAATGAAGGATACGGATCCTAAAAAGCTATGCTTTATGATGAGCTCAGATCTATATCATAGGCTGCATAATAAGAAATCCTATAAGAAATTCAAAATCTATCATTCAGATCTGCTGAAGATGGATACAGCTTTTATTCTGAGCAGAAGAGACAAGGATAGATACATTAAATACTTAAATGCACTCACATGAATAAAGAAAACAAAGCCAGATTAAGAGTCCTAGAGACTGCATATCTCACTAAGAAATATCCTTCAGTGCCTCTTTATGCTCTAGCATATACAGCATTTAAGGATAATAGTGCTAATGAGCTTACAAAATCTATCGTAAAGTTCCTGATAATGTCAGGCTGGCAAGCTGAGAGAATAAATACCATGGGAGTATATAGGGAAGCTAAGAAAGTACAGGACATGGATGGCATCACTAGATTAGTAGGGAAAGGAAAATATACTCCCTCGGGAAGCACTAAAGGATCTGCTGATATATCAGCTACCATTTATGGAAGATCAGTGAAAATAGAGGTCAAATATGCAAGAGATGTGCAGTCTGAAGCTCAGAAAAAATACCAGCAAGCTATTGAAGCTGCTGGAGGAATCTATATAATCGCTAGAGAATTTGATACTTTTATTGAATGGTATGATAAATTCCTATCAGAATTGAAAAAATAACCTTATATTTGTAATAACCTTAAATAAATAAATATGAAAAAAGAGAGCACTGGCAATGTCAGTATTTACATGAAGCTATGGAAGGCTAAGCAATCCATAGGAAAGATTCATAAGAGCAAAACAGCCAAAGGAGAGAAATTCTCCTATAAGTATGCTGATCTAAATTCTGTACTGGAGATAATAGATCCTATTTTATATGAGAATGGCTTAGTATGTTTGCAGCCTATTGAAGATAATAAAGTCTATACATTCATAGTAGATATAGATTCTGGAGAGCATATAAGCAGCTTCATGACTCTTCCAGCTTTAAATGATCCCCAGAAACTCGGATCTGCAATTTCTTACTATAGGAGGTATACTTTAACGAGCTGTATGTCAATTAGTACGACTGATGATGATGATGGGAATGCAGTAGCTCAGGCAGTGAAGGAATCTGCTAAGCCTAAGATGAGTGCAGATATGTTTAATAACTTCCTGGAAGCTCTAAAGAAAGGGACTAATAAATGGCCTGTAGAGAAAGTAGTAGATACGTATGATCTCACTAAGGAGCAGATGGATAAAATTATTACGGTATGAAACAGACAGCAGTAGAATGGTTGGTTGAAGAATTACAAATATGTGCAACTAAACAAGAAATGGATATTATTGAACAAGCCAAAGAAATGGAGAAAGAGCAGATATATAAAGCGTTATGTAGGGGGCATAGTGACTGCGGAGTATTCACAATGACATCTGAATGTGAACAATACTACAACGAAACCTTTAAATCAGAATAGAATGAAATTCAGAGCCTCACAAATAGGAAAGCTGATGACTCTGCCAAAGAGCAAAAGCGAGAAGCTCTCAGAGGGAGCTAAGACTGAGATACTAGCACTGGCTAAACAGTACTATTTTGGATATAAGACTGATCTCAATGATAGGAAAGTGAAGAAAGGACTTCTCCAGGAGCAGGATTCTATAAATCTGCTTAATGTAGTAAGAATAGAAGACTACCAAAAGAATGATATCAGGCTAGAGAATGACTATTTATCTGGATGCTGTGATATCATCACTGAGAATAGTATCATAGATGTTAAGACTTCATGGGATCTGGAGAGCTTTCCTGCTACAGTTAAGGAAGCAGAGAAGAAATCTAATGCTAAGCTGTACGAATGGCAAGGTAGAGCATATATGATGCTATATGATAAACCTAAATTTGAGCTGATATATTGCATGGTGGATACTGATCCTGATCATGAGCTAGAGCTATTAAATCCCTGGGATGATCTGTCTACTCATAGAGTAGCTCATATAGAGCCTAGAAAGAGAATTACTGTGCTCACTTATGAGAGAGATCTAGAGATAGAATCATTCATGCAGAGCCATCTGGCAGAGTGCCACAAGTACTATTTAGAATGTATTAAAGAACTAACAAATAAATAAGTAAATAAAAATGAATAAAAAAGAATTTTATCAAGAGGCTATGATAGCCGCATTGAATGGTTTACTTTCTGCAAATGGTAACGCATATGAACCAGAATATTTACAACCTTATGCAACTGTTGCAGCTATGGCACATGAATATGCTAAGGCTTTAACTATTCAGACATTTAATCAATTAGATTCATTTGAGGATGCATATGATCCTAAATGGAATGAAACAGTAATTTAATAATAAGCAAAAATGAGTAATTATGACAATTCAGGAGCTCTATTTAAGAACTCTAAAAAAGAAAAAGAAACACATCCAGATCTTACTGGGAAGATCACTGTAAATGGAGTAGAGTATAATCTATCAGGATGGAATAATACTACTAAATCAGGAGATAAATATCTAGCTGTGAAAGTATCAGAATTAAAACCTAAAGAAGATGATACAGATCCTTTTAACTGGTAGTTTCTCTGAATGGCTAAGGCAGGAGATTAAGTCTAAGATTACTAAGAGATATAAGCTCTCCATGATAGCTGAGGATATGGATGTATCATATATGCAGCTCTGGAGATTTCTCAAAGGTGAAAAAGTTAGCCAGGATTTTATAGACAAAGCTATGAAGTTCTTATCTTAGCATATGGCTTGTTCTAATATATCTTCAGCTCCTATATCATGTGGTCCTCCATTTGATGCAAAGGAATATATTATTAAAGTTACTAGAGAGCAGATACTAGCATTCATTCCCTTCTATGTTCTGGTCAAATGAAGCATATAAGATAGCAGAGAAAATCACGGGAGGGCATGAGCTTTCCTGTGATCTGGTGTCTCATGTGTTTCTCATTCTGAACAGATATACGCTATCAGAGGAAGATCTACCTAGAACCTTTGCCAGATTCGCTTACAATCAGTGGAACTGGAGAGAGAGTGACTTTAATAAAACAATGAGAGGAAGAAATACCATAGAGATCACTGATATCATTGAAGAGGAGAATATACTTGCTTCAGATCTTCAGGATAGATTCAGAGACTATCTAGAGAGCTCTCCTGAGAATGATAATGAACTATTTTGCAAAGAGATAGCTAAGATGTATATTTGTGGCATGACATACAGAGAGATAAGGTCTGAGACAGGCATCTCTTTAGATATGATAAACAAAGCATTAAAACAATTTAAAAATGATGTATTTAATACCATTGATGGCAGTGGGAGCAGCGAGAGCTATTCTTACTCTTCCCCTTCCAGACTTGAAACCATTTAACTGTATGAGCTGCCTATCATTCTGGATATGTGCTATCACTTGCTCATTTATTGACTGGCAGCTTATCCCTTTAGGATTCCTAGCCTATTTATTATCTGATTTAATTTTGATTTATGAATATAAGCGGTGAATTAACAGCACAGGCTGATAGATTCTCAAAGACGAGATCCTTCAACATGAACCATAGACTAAAGCAGGAGCTTGCTGAGTGGTACTATAAGAGATTTAATAAGTCTTTAAATATAAAATGTGGTACCTGTATCAGGAATGCCATGAATGATCTTCTGGCTGATATGATTGGAGATGAGCCAGCTATCAAAGCTAAGCCTCAGATCACGTTTATAGGAGTGAAGCAGAAGAGACTGGATGAGATGAGCTATAGAGAGCTTAAAGATATAGCCAAAGCCAAAGGAATAATAGGCAACTTTAAAAGAGAGAAACTAATAGAGGAGCTCACTAATGGATGAAGTGCTAGCTTCTGATGATGGCATCATCTATGAGATAGTGAAATATCTCTACTATGATGAGCATAATGATGAAGATATATGCATGAATGCTACTGGAGAGATAAAATCCTACAGATATATTAAAAATATTGAAGATTAATCTAGGAAAATATAGAATAATACTCATAGATGAGGTCTATTATGTCCTAGAATGTAAATATAAAAGAGTGCCAGCATGGAAAATATGGAGAAAAAAGAGGAAGATATACTACTTAATGAGCTCAGAAGGCTTCAGCAACTTAAATCAGGCCGTTACATTTATAAAGAGAGAATTATTATGATAGCTCTTTGGCTAGGAGTAGCAGCATTATTTTGGACAGTACTTTTATCTTTAGTGCTATGAAGATAGTAGCTCCTATTCCTGTCTATGGAAGGCTTCCTTTAGTGAAGCTCACAGTAACCAGGCTTCAATCCTTTGGAGTCATTCCTATAATGATAGGCCATGAGCCAGAGGCTAAGCAGTTAGCTATAGAGCTAGGCTGTGAGTGGCTATCATCTTCTAATGATCCTCTAGGTAATAAATGGAATGCTGGATTCCAGGCTGCTAAATGTTATGATCCAGATGCTGTGATATTTATGGGCAGCTCAGACTGGTGCAGCTCTAAGTATATTGAAACAGCTAAAGAATATCTGAATGATTATGGAATGCTAGGAATGTTAGGCTGTCACTTTGCAGATGTAGCAGATGAGATCAGACTAGTCAACTGGAGGGGATATGGTACTGGTCCTAGACATAATGAGCCAATAGGAATAGGAAGAGTGCTTAATAGGGAGCTTCTACAGAAGATTAACTATACTCCATTTGACAGTAGGCTATCATCAGGCCTAGACTGGTCCATGTGGCTCAAAGCTATAGCTGCTAAGGTAGAGATAGGAATAATTCCTCCAGAAGATATACAGCTTCTATCTATCAGTACTAACAGATGGAATAATAAGCATAAGTTCTTAGATCACTGGAGTGGGAAGCTTCCTAGTGAGAGGCTAGATCCAAAGCTTCTAGATATAAATTTCTCAGATATTCATAAGCTATGATCCAGGGATATATCAGTGAGTCACTTCAGGGCCTAGAGACTGGCTTAATCTATAAGTATGAGCTGATAGACTATAAGGATAATGAGCTGCCAGTAGTATTCATGGGGATGTATCGAGAGGATGAATTCAACCTACTGAAACAGCATGAAGGTCCAGCTACTGTAGTATACTTTGGATCAGATGCACTAGATCTAGATTCTGAGTGGGTAGATATCCTGAGAGCTCATATCAACATAGGAGTATCTGAGCAGGTGGTGAATACTCTATATGCCAAAGGTATCAAAGCTATTCACTTTCCATTTAATGCTGTGATCCCTGATAGATGGATAAATAAACCTTTAGGAGATAGAATCTTCTGGTATTCTGGCAATTCTCCAGAGTATTATGGGCAGGAGCTAATAGATCAGATAAAAGAGAGAGTGCCATATACTATCATCAGAGCAGGATCAGATACATTTACTAGAGAGCAGCTAGTAGATGTATATTCTCAGTGCTTCATAAATCTCAGACTTACTCATCATGATGGCTGTCCTAATACTAATATAGAGATGGGCCTTATGGGTAGAAGGTCTATCTATAATGGAGATCTGCCATGCAGTATCAGATGGAATACTATAGATGATATCTGCCACAGCATAGAGAGAGAGTATCTGAGAAGAGATAAAAACAATAAACAAATATCTACTATTTATAAACAATTCGTAAATTATGAGAGAATGTCAACGCTGTTTGTTTAACAGCAACTTTGCAACAATAGGAGAGCATCAATGTGAATACTGTGATATTCATGATGAGCTAGAGAAGCAGTCACCTGGAGAGCAGGCACTCCTTAAAGTTATAGAGCAAATTAAAAAGAAAGGATCTAAGAATAAATATGACTGCATCATGGGGATATCTGGAGGTATAGATTCTTCAGCTCTGCTATATGCTGCTGTGAAATACTGGAAGCTTAGACCTTTAGTTATTCACTTTGATAATAACTGGAATGCTCCAGAAGCTATGCATAACATGGCAGGCCTAATAGAGAAGCTCTCAGTGGATTGCATAGTATACCAGGTTAACAAAAATGAGTATGATGCTCTAAATGATGCTTTCCTGTGGGCAGGACTTCCAGATGCTGATATCCCTAATGATATAGCTATGACTAAACTCATGTATGATACAGCTCACAAGTATGGCATTAAGTATATTCTAAACGGCCATGACTTCAGGACTGAAGGAAGTACTCCTAAAGGATGGACATACATGGATGCAAAATATATTCAGGATGTATACACAAAGTACACAGGACTGAAGCTCAAAAATTATCCTTTATTCACGTTCAAAGATCAGTTATTCTATGCCTGGAAGGGAATCAAAAATATAAGACCATTTCATTACAATATTGACAGGGTAAAACTAGAGAATGAGATGAAGGAGCTAATTGAATGGAGAGACTATGGAGGGAAGCACTGTGAGAATGTATACACTGAATTCGTGGGTAGTTTTCTACTTCCTAATAAGTTTGGAATAGATAAGAGGATAGTATATCTATCAGCACAAGTGAGATCTGGAATGCTCACAAAAGAACAGGCTAGAATAATATATAACGAGAAACCTAACTTTGACACAAATAAGATACCTGATGAGATCATTCAGAAAGTTACTACTAAGCTGGGATCTAGAGGAGACTATGAGAGATACAACTTTAAAAAATACAGATTCTTCATCTGGATACTTACTAAGCTCAAAGTAGTGCCGTATACGTTTTATATCAAATACTGTAAGTGATGCCAATACCTAAACCTAAAGCAGAAGAAACAGAACAGGAGTATATCTCTAGATGCATGAGTGACGACAAGCTCCAGCAGGAGTATGAGGATAATCAAAGATTCGCTATCTGCAAACTTACATGGAATAGAGCAGAGCAGAAATTCCAGGATAGCTATAATGACTATCCAGATACTGTCCGAAATAATGCCAGAAGAGGAATAGAGCTCAATGAGAAACAAGGGAATAAATGTGCAACTCAGGTAGGCAAAGTGAGAGCTCAGCAGTTAGCCAATGGAGAGAAGGTATCAATGGAGACCATTAAACGGATGTACAGCTACTTATCCAGAGCTGAGGTATATTATGATCAGGGAAATCCTGAGGACTGTGGCTATATCTCCTATTTATTATGGGGAGGGAAGGCTGCAAAAGATTGGGCAGAGTCAAAGATAAAATAGAACATAGAAATATAATAGAGTGTAACGCTATGGAGCAAATTGAAGATATAATAGATAAGCTAGAAGATCTAGCATGGCAATATGTACAGGAGTGCTTATCTCACTGCAAAGAAGTAGTAACTAATAAAGGAGAGATAGTATATGTACAGGATAGGATGATTCCTACTATTGATTTCTTCCTTCATATATGGATACCATTGAAGCTAGATTTAAAGCTTATGCATAGAAGGACATGGTATAAATGGCTGAGAGAGGAAGGGCAAAAGGGGCACACTATTAAAAATATAGATAGTGAATTTATCAGCCTTGGCAAGGATGTAGTAGCCAATGAAGGGAAGGGAATATTCTATGCTAAGAATAAGTTTGGAATGCATGATAAGCAGCATATAGAGAATAAGAATGTAGAGAAATTTGATTTCGATAGTTAATACATTATATTTGTATTCTCTTTTTTTTATAGATCACGAAAACGGTTAGATTAAACAAAGGGAATCTAGCTAGGATTCCCTATTGTATTTATGTCAAAAACTATCAAAGGATATAAACCACATGATAACCAGAGATTGATACATGACAGTATTAATCATGGAGAATATAAGTACTATGCTCTGAATATAGGCAGGCAGTTCGGGAAGACCATGCTGGGTATTAATCAGATGCTGTACTGGGCCATCAATGATAGAGGGTGCAATATTGCATGGATAACTCCAGTCTATAAGCAGAGCAAAAAGGTATTTGATGAGATGGAGAAAGTCACTAGGGGAAGTGGCCTGTTTGAATTCCATAGATCTGATCTCTGGATAAAAGGCTTCGGTTCTACTATTCAATTTTTCTCAGGTGAAAAGCCTGATAATATCAGAGGGAATACTTTTGACTATCTGATAGTGGATGAGATGGCTTTCACTAGAGCTGAGCTGTGGGATGAGGTGCTATCTGCTACTGTGCTAGTCAAAGGAAAAAAAGTGATTTTCATATCTACTCCAAAAGGTAGGAATCATTTTCACAGGATCTGTATGCAGCATAACTATGATGATAGATATAAGTACTTCCATTTCACAAGCTTTGAGAATCCATTGATAGATCATCAGGATCTAGAGGAGAGGAAGAGATCACTTCCAGATCATATCTTCAGACAGGAGTATCTGGCAGAATTCATAGATAATGCTTCAGGTATCTTTAGGAATGTGAAGGAGTGCATAGGTAAAGGAGATAAGACTGCTAAGATGTATGGAGGTCTAGACATAGGCCGTGCAGATGATTACACTGTGCTCACTATCATGAATGACAAAGGTCAACAGGTAGCAGTGGAGAGATGGAGGCATGAAGAGTGGACCAGAATAATTGATAGAGTAGCTGATGCCATAAGGAAGTGGAATGCTCTCACATTAGTGGAGGTCAATAATCAGGGAGATGTATTCTATGAGATGCTTCAGCAGAAGTGCCGTAACCTAGTAGAGCCATGGGTAACTAGCTCAGCCAGTAAGCCTGTGCTCATTGAAGATCTAGCTGTGAGCTTTGAACAGAAGGAGATAAGAATCCTAGATCATCAGTGGCTAGTTGACGAATTAGAAGCTTTTACTTATATTTACAATATCAATACTAGATCGGTGAAATACTCTGCTCCTGATGGGATGCATGATGATGGAGTAATAAGCACAGCTCTAGCATGGCACTGTAGAAAGCACTACAGTAAAAGAGGGCAGTATAAAATACTTAGAGCATAATGAATATATCAGTACCAAAAACTATTAAAGAATGCAGGCCAGATCAACTGGTGAAGTGGCTACATATAGCTCCATTTATTCAGGAGAAAAATGAGGAATTCAGTAAATTGCTAGACTTTCAGGTGCAGCTGATCAGTATCTTCAGTGATCTTCCCATGAACAAAGTTAGGAAGGGCCATATAGATGATGTGCTCAGGATCTCCGCACACTTAATCACTATGCTCAGCAGTTATAAACAACAAGAGCCAGCAGAGAGAGTGGAGATAGAAGGAAAATGGTATACATTTGAGAAGGACTTCGCACTAATCAGCACAGGTCAGATAGTAGATCTTAAGCTCATTGAGAATGTGCATGAAACTCCTCATGAAGCTCTAGCTATCCTGTATATTGATGAAGGGATGGAATACTGCCAGGAGGATGATAGAGGCAAAGTGCTTAATCCTAATAATAAGAGGGAGGAGATATTTAAGAGATCTTTTCCTGGGGATGAATTCCTAAATGTGTTTGCTTTTTTTTTGCACAGCTCAAAGCAGCGGAAGCTCGCTATGTTAGGGATACAGCTGATGAGGATGGAGATTCAGAAGAGGAGAATACATCAGAGTCTATCCATGACAGTGAATGGTTCAGCTGGACAAAGATCACGATTAACATGGCTAAGGAACTTAACAAGCAAGTGGAGGAAGTCATGAGGCAGCCCTATATTAAGACTCTCTTCTGGTTAAATTTCTTAAAGCTCAGAACAGAACAAGAATACATAAATAGAAAGCATGGCTGATCTCGATTTTTTAGATTCTTTGGGCTTCAGTGAAGCTGAGCTGCAGCAGCCAGAGACTGCTTATGAAAAGCTTATT